GCAAATGGGTTTATTGCCTTTCGTGTTAACTATTATGAGCATCCTAACCGGGATGATAAGTGGGCAGAAGAGCAAAGACGGTTGTTAGGGGATCTAAAGTTTAATCAAGAGGTGCTTTGTTCATTCATAGGATCATCAGCTTCATTAGTTTCGGGAGATGTAATCGCCAATCTATCACCTCTACCCTATGTTTTCACTACAGATGACGGATTAGATATTCTGGAAGAGCCAACTAAGGAACATCAGTATGTGATTGTTGTCGATACATCTCGAGGTATTGGAGGAGATTATTCTGCCTTTACAATTACCGATGTGTCATCTGTGCCATACAAGGTAGTTGGAAAGTATCGTAACAATAAAATTAGTCCCTTGCTCTACCCAAATATTATACATAAAGTAGGGAAGGATTTTAATGATGCCTATGTATTGGTTGAAATAAACGACATAGGACAACAGATAGCAGATATTCTACACGGCGAATTGGAATATGAAAATATTTTCCGTGTAGGGTCAAGTAACAAAACAGGTCAGTTTCTCACTGCAGGTTATAAGGGAGGTTCCTTCTTAGGTGTTCGAACAACCAAACAAGTCAAAAGTATTGGTTGTCAGAATCTTAAGACTCTTATAGAATCTAAAAAGTTACTGATCTTTGATAAGGATGTTATTTCTGAGTTATCAACCTTCATAGAAGTAAGAGGATCTTACAAGGCAGATGAAGGATACCATGATGACTTAGTTATGACACTGGTTCTTTTAGCGTGGGCCAGTAAGGATCCTTATTTCAGAGAATTGACTAACGTCAATCTTCGTAATGCATTGTTTGAAAACCAATTGAAACAAATTGAAGAAGAATTGACACCTTTCGGCATGGTAAACACAGGGGTGCCTGAGAAGGTTACTGCAGAGGTTGTAGACGGCGATTTATGGATTACAGGTAGTATGAATGAGTATATGAATAAGCTAAAACAAACCTGGTATGATGATAATCCCCATGAAAACAGGCGATTTTATAAATAAAATCATAACTATAGATAACTTTATTATAAAACACGTTCAAGGAGAATCAAATGCCTTATCAATTATCACCAGGTATTATAGCGACAGAAAAGGACCTTACTACAGTCGTCCCTGCTGTTGCTACTTCTACAGGGGGATTTGCAGGAGACTTTCAGTGGGGGCCTGCAGATGAACCCACCTTGGTTACCAGCGAAGTCGATCTGGTTAATCAATTTGGTAAACCCAATGCTAACAACTTCGTATCATTTTTTACAGCAGCCAACTTTTTAGGTTACGCCAATCAACTGTATAATATTAGGGTTGTTGGCACCGGAGCTTTAAATGCAACTTTATCCGCCAATCTGAATGCAAATGCTTCACTTGCTAATTCAATTTCAGGTAACAGCGGAGAGTTAATTAAAAATGATACTGCCTTTGTTGACCTAGCTGCAAACGCCAATATTTTCATAACAGCAAAGTTTCCTGGATCTATAGGATCATCTCTTGCGGTTGTGTTGGTAGATTACAATTCGTGGGCTAACGCAAACTCTAGTATTACATCTTTATTTGATGTTCGTCCAGATGTTTCAGCCCATGTTGCTACATATGCGGCTAATGCTACCGCTTCGAGAGATGAGTTGCATTTCGCTGTTATTGATGAGGATGGTCTTTTCACAGGAACAAAAAATACTGTGCTTGAAAAATTCCAATACCTATCAAAAGCGGGTGATGCAATTGGAAGCGATGGAAGAAGTATCTATTACCAAAAAGTCATTAATGAACAATCGCAATATGTTCGAGTGAGAAGTCACCCACAAAATAGTTCAGGAAATACCGCAAACTGGGGTCAAAGAGTTACCGGTCAGGGTGGAAACACAAACGTCATTTTTGACAATATAGGATTTAGTGCAAATGCAAATACAAGTATTTCTATTGCTGGTTTTATGTCTTTAAGGGGCGGCGCCGATGATACACCAACTGCTGGTCAAGTTGTTACCGCTTACAGTTTGCTTGAAAATGATGAAATTTATGATATTTCGCTTGTTCCAACAGGAGGATTAGCCGGGTCAAATGTTGTTTCTGTTGTCAACTCACTTACGGGTGGTAGTAAGAGAAACGATGTGGTTGTTTTCTGCTCCCCTGAATACACTGATGTGCAACAAAGCGACTCAGACTCAACAAAGGCAACAAATGTCGTAGATTTTAGAAATAGTGGTCTCTCAAATCTTTCCTCATCCTATGTGGTAATGGATAGTGGATGGAAGTATCAGTATGACCGCTACAATGATGTTTATCGTTGGATTCCGTTGAATGCAGACATTGCAGGTCTTTGCGCTCGCACCGACTTTACAAATGATCCCTGGTTCTCACCTGCAGGTATCAATCGAGGACAAATTCGTAATGTGGTTAAGTTGGCGTTCAATCCCAACAAAGCGCAGCGCGATACACTTTACAAAGCTGGTGTGAATCCCGTGATTTCTTCACCGGGTTATGGTACAATTCTGTTTGGTGATAAGACTCTGCAAATTAAACCTAGCGCCTTTGACCGCATCAATGTTCGTAGGCTGTTTATTGTTCTGAAGAAAGCTATTACGGCAGCTGCAAGGTCACAATTGTTTGAGTTTAACGATAGCTTTACTCGTGCTCAATTCAGAAATATCGTAGAACCCTATCTTCGTGATGTTAAGGGTCGCCGCGGTATTACTGACTTTAAGGTGGTGTGTGACTCAACAAATAACACGGGAGAAGTTATCGACAGGAATGAGTTTGTCGCGGATATATATGTTAAGCCTGCTCGTTCTATCAACTTCATTTCTCTGAACTTCATTGCCACTAAGACGGGCATTGATTTCACAGAAGTTACCGCCTAAGGAGAGATTAAATGGCCTTCCAAATAGAAGAATTTAGAAATCAGTTATTGGCTGGTGCAAGACCTAATCTCTTTGAGGTAGAAATCGCGGGTGCAGAAGAACTTTCAAGCTTTTTGGTCACAGCAGCATCTTTGCCTGGTCGCACCATTGGAACAGCAAGTGCCTTCTATCGCGGTCGTGAGCTTAAGCTAGCGGGAGATATGGTGTTTGCCCCTTGGACAACCACTATTATCAATGATAGCTCAATGAAAATGCGAGAATATATTGAAAATTGGATGAATGATTTTATTGAAGATCTTGAGGTTAAAACTGCTAGTTCAAACGAAACGGGTGAACCTGCGGGATATTTTGGTGATGTTACTGTTCGCCAATTAGATAAGTCAGGCCTTCCAATTCGTGAGTATAAACTAGTTGGTTGTTGGCCTTCTGATATTTCAGAAGTTGGATTGAGCTTTGATGCGAATGACCAGATTAGTTCATTTACTGTGACTTGGCAGTATCAGAGATTTGAAGTACAAAGTTTTAGTATTGGTTCCGACTTAGAAGTAGGTTAATAAAAGGTAAAGTATAAATTATGGATTTGAACTTATTTGGATTTAAGATAACCCGTCCGAAAAAGGAACCGGCAAGGTCACAGAGTTTTGTGACCCCGGTTTCTGATGACGGAGCAACCACTGTTTCAGCAGGTGGTTATTATGGCACATATGTTGATCTTGATGCAACATCAAAAACAGAATCAGAGCTGATTACACGGTATCGTCAAATGGCTATGTATGCGGAATGCGATATGGCTATTGAAGATATCGTGTCTGAGGCTATTGCTAATGTGGATGATGAACCTCCTGTAACTATTGACTTAGAAGAGTTACAACTTTCTGATAATATAAGAAAAACTATCGAAGCTGAGTTCGATGAGATTCTTTCATTATTAGATTTTAATTCCAAAGCACATGAGATTTTTCGTCGTTGGTATGTAGATGGAAGAATCTATTATCAAAAAATTGTAGACACAGGCAATTCAAAGAAAGGTATTCTTGAATTGCGCTATATAGATCCTCGAAAGATCAAAAAGATTCGTGATGTAAAGAAGGAAAAACTTCCTAACGGAATTGATGTTATTAAGACCATTGATGATTACTATTTGTACAACGACAAAGGTATTCAATATACTGTTGCTCTTAGTACAAGTCAAACAGTAACTCAGGGGACAGGTATTCGCATTACGACAGATTCAATCGCTTACTGTCATTCAGGCCTGGTTGATTTGGACAAGAATATTGTTGTGGGTTACCTACATAAAGCTATCAAACCTGTCAATCAATTAAAGATGATGGAAGATGCATTGGTCATCTACCGTCTTGCAAGGGCACCAGAAAGAAGAATATTCTATATTGATGTGGGTAATTTGCCAAAACTTAAAGCAGAACAATATCTTAAGGATGTTATGGCAAGGTATCGCAACAAGATTGTCTATGACTCATCCACAGGTGAAGTTCGAGATGATAGAAAGTTTATGTCAATGTTGGAAGATTTTTGGCTTCCTCGCAGAGAGGGAGGCAAAGGGACAGAGATTACTACATTACAGGGTGGTGAAAATCTTGGTCAGATTGATGATATTATTTACTTTCAGAAAAAGATGTATCAGGCCTTAAATGTGCCTGTATCACGTCTCGAGCAACAATCAGGTGTTACCTTCGGTCGCGTAGCAGAAGTTACGCGAGATGAATTAAAGTTCACTAAGTTTATTGGACGCTTGCGTAATAAGTTTGCAGATCTATTCCGCGACTTGCTAAAGACACAGTTGATTCTGAAGGGTATTATTGTTGAAGCAGATTGGGATGATATAAAAGAAAAACTTCGTTTTAACTTTGCACAAGATCAATACTTTGAAGAAATTAAGGACGCTGAAAACATGCGAAATCGGGTTGATCTTTTGACACAAGTTCAACCTTATGTGGGATTGTATTACAGTCAGGGATATGTAAAAAGAAACATTCTGCGCCTTACTGATGATGAAATTGAAAATATCGACAAAGAAATTAAGGAAGAACCTCCTAATCCTATGATGGAACTTCAACAAATGCAGGCAATGCAGGGTATAGCAGCCATGCAACAGCAAGAAAAAGAACAATCTGAAACTAATAAATAATAAAACAAAGGAAAATTTATGGATACTCGCGACTTAGTTAGGCAGATGATGTTAAATGTAGTAAGTGGTGACACAGCTGAAGCGCAAGAGCGTTTTGAGGATATTGTATCTATCAAAGTTACAGATGCTCTAGAAGCACAAAAGCAATCAGTCGCCAGTTCAATTTACGGGACATCCGGAGAAGAATAATGGCTTTGCCTTCTTACGCAAGAAATGCTAAAACACCTGCAGAGCATCATGAGGTGTATCTTGATCTTATTGGTTCAAGCCAAGGAAGAGGTATACCGAGTTCCATGATGAGTGCTATGAAGGCTCATGCACAATTAGTGAAAGCGCTACCTGCAAAAGATCACTCTATGCTTCATAAGAAAATTTCTGCACATGTTAATCAGTTAGTGCGTGATGACGAAATCAGCGATGATGAGGCATCTACAGTTAAAGCTATGTATGCACCTTCTACAACTAAGCAAGCAATTAAATTTGAAGAAACTGCCCAGATTGATGAATTATCAGTCATAAAAAAATTAAATTATATTGATGCAGCTGAGAAAAACAGTGACAAACTAAAAGCTAAAATGGCTTTTCACTACAATCGTTTTAATAAAGAAAAAGGAGATGAACTTCATAATAAACTCCTTTCTCGTGACGCAGGAATATCACGAGCTTATAAAAGTATTGAAAAAAAGACCGGAATCTCGCCATTAAAAATGGGCAAATTAAATAAGTTACGTTTTGCAATAACTCGGGAAGGTATTGAAACATCTAAAGTTAAAGAGGATACGCAAATGGAAT